GTCGGGTGGGGATTGGGGGAGCTCCTGCAGCTGGATATAAAGTATTAAGTACAGGAACTTGGACAGGAGGTACTACTTTTTTTGGATGTGCATCTCAAGGTACTATTCAGTCAGATGTAACTGCAGCAGTATATACCTATAGGAGCGCACCTAACACAGCAGCAGCGTCATTTACTTTAACCAACCTAATACATTATATAGCGGAAGGAAGTGCTGTAATAGGTGCAGGGTCTGCAATAACTACTCAGCAAGGGTTTAGTGCGGCTTCAAATCTAACAACCGCAACAAACAACTACGGTTTCTATGGCAATATACCAGCAGCTACAGGTCGTTATAATCTCTACATGGTAGGTACTGCTGATAACTATTTAGCTGGGAAGTTAGGCATTGGTGCTGCCCCCTCGACCTCTACAACATTAACATTAAACACTGCAGCTACTGGAAATGTGTCCCAATATGGTGTATATCAAGGAAATATAATACAGTCTGATGTAACTACTCAAGCAAATTACTTTACAACTAGTGTATCAACACAAGCCGCGACATTTACAGTAGTAAATTTAAGACATTATCAGGCGGTTCAAGGGACATTTGGACTAAACTCCAGTGTTACTACTCAATCAGGGTATTCAGTAAACGCAACCGTAATAAGCGCAACTAACAATTATGCTTTTACAGGTACCATACCATCAGGTACAGGTCGTTATAATCTTTATATGGGTGGTACTGCTGATAACTATCTTGGTGGGCCTTTAATAACAGCAGGGCTTAAAGCTACTTCAGCAGCCGCACCTACTATAGCATCAGCAACAACTATTGCGCCTACCACTCAAATAGCTTTTATATCTGGTACAACTGCAATAGCTACTATAACTGCACCAAGTCCCATATCACTAGGGGGAGGACAAATTACGCTTATTCCTACAGGTATTTTTACAACAACTACAGCAGGTAATATAGCACTTGCTAGTACAGCAGTTGTCGGTAAAGCCTTGATTATGACGTATGACGCCACCACAACTAAATGGTATCCATCTTATTAATTTTTTAACCACAACTAGAGAACTATATGAATACATATAACTACAAAGTATCTGATTTACAACGTGACAAAGACGGCATCATTATCGCCGCTTCTTTTACTATCACTGCTTCTGATGGTACTGATTCAAACACCCATAACTACAACACTGCTTTTGCTGCGCCAAAAAGTAAGACAACTGATTATTCTAAAGTAACTGAAGAGCAAGTAATTGGTTGGATCAAAGCTATGTTCGACACTAAAGATGATGACGGTGTTAGACAAAACTCACTAGAAGATCAAGCTGATGCTGAACTAGAAGCATTTAAAGAACGTAAAGCTGTTAAATCTGGCACTCCTTGGGCGGCATAAATGATAACTTTAGATCTTACAGTAAACGAAATTAACGTAATTCTTGCCGCTCTAGGTCAAGCGCCTTATGCACAAGTAGCTGAGTTATTCGAAAAGATAAAAGTGCAAGCTGTGCCTCAAGTAGAGGCATTGCCAAAAGAAGAAGCAGAGGAGGCCTAATGAAAGCTTGGCTACTTGCGTGGTTAAAAGAAAAAACTACTTGGGCTGGAATGTTAGCTTTAGCTAGTATTTTTGGAGTGCCTGATTTAGCGGAACCTCAGCAGACTGCGTTAGTTGCTTTAGCGGCGAGCCTTTTTGCTATGCCCGATAGAAATGGTAAATAGTGAAGACAAGCCACAACGGAAGAAAGTTAATACAAGAATTTGAGGGGTTTAGAAGTACACCTTATTTGTGCAGTGCTGGGGTGCCCACTATCGGTTTTGGCTCGACTATGTATCTAGAAGGAACACGAGTTAGGTTAGCTGACCCTGATATTAATAGGTCGGAAGCAGAAAACTTGTTTGTTAACACCCTTACTAAATACGAAGACACCGTAAATAAAACCACTAAAAACTTGACTCAAAATCAGTTCGATGCTTGTGTGTCCTTGTGTTACAATATAGGGCGAGAGGCTTTTACATCTTCAACTTTAGTAAAAATGATAAATGCAGGGTCTTCCCCAGACTTAATAGCTCCACAGTTTCTTCGTTGGAATAAAGCGGCAGGTAAACCAGTAGCAGGACTCACACGTAGAAGAGAAGCTGAGAAAGCCCTTTTTTTAAGTAACACCGCATAGACACTATTTAGAGGATTGGTGGATGGCTTTACAATACCTTCAGTTTAGACCCGGAGTCTCTAGAGAATCTACCAACTTAGCAAATACAGGGGGGTTCTACGCATGCCAATGGGTTAGGTTTAGAAGTGGCTCTCCTGAAAAAATAAACGGGTGGTATTTACCTAGTGTCTTTACTTATGTTGGTGAGTGCCGAAGCTTAGTTGAATGGGAGTCGCTTAATAGCAACTACATAGTAGGTGTTGGTACAAACTTAAAATACTATGCGTATGTAGGGGGTCTTTATTTTGACATAACTCCTATTCGACTAATTAGTTCTTTAGCTACAAACCCTTTTTATCCTATATACTCCACCCTCTCAGCCAGCATATCTGCTACTGATATCGTACTTTCTGTTACAAGTGGAACCTCTTTTACTCGTGTGTATCCCTATGTTATTACAATAGGTTCAGAAGACATTTATGTTACGTCTGCTGCGGGGGTTAACTTATCATCGTGTGTTCGTGGATATAACGGTACAACAGCGGTGGCTCATAGCTCTGGGGATATTATAACTAGTAAAACGCTAGTTGTGGCTAGTACGGCAAACGGGGCGAAAGTAAATGATTTTGTAACCTTTAGCGGGGCTACCGCATTTGGGCCTTATACAGCGGCACAGCTTAATATAGAGTGTCAAGTATCTGCAGTAGCTACTAATTATGTTGCTTTTAATGTGGGGGTGCAATCAACTGCGGTAACTAATGGTGGGGGAAGTGCTCCTGTTGTTGCGACTTATCAAGTATCCGTAGGCCAAGCGTACTCTGTTTTTAGTAATGGTTGGGGCGTAGGTCCTTGGGGGGTTGGACATGGTTGGGGTACAGCGTACCCAGTATCTTATGAAAATCAAGGGGCCCGTATATGGAGTGCGGATACCTTTGGGCAAGATCTTGTCTATAACATTCGTAATGGTGGGGTTTTTTATTGGGACGTGGCAACAAATTTAGGCGCTGATGGTTTAGTTACTGGTAGAGGTGTGGATATTACTAGTGTTGCTTTTGGTGCGGACGCAGATGCCCCCAATGTAGGTGCTAGAGTTTTTGTATCTGAAGAGCGCCATATAGTTGTATTAGGAGCAAACGATCCGTATGCTGTAGATCCTTCCGCCCAAGACCCTCTCTTAATTAGATGGTGCAGTCAAGAAGATCCCTTAGTATGGATACCAGTAGTAACAAACACAGCTGGGTCTCAACGCTTATCATATGGTAGTAGGCTCATTACTTCTGAGAAAACACGTCAAGAAGTTCTAATTTGGTCTGATAGCGCCTTATACTCTATGCGTTATTTAGGCCCTCCTTATACCTTTGGTTTCACCACTATATCTGCGGATGTCACTATTGCATCTCCAAACTGTGTAGCTACTGCTAACGGGATAACCTATTGGATGGGTAATGGAAAGTTTTACGCCTATTCTGGAAGAGTGGACACTCTACCCTGTGCATTACGTCAGTACGTATTTGATGATTTTAACTTTGAACAAAGCGAACAAGTTTACGCGGGTACTAACGAAAAGTATAATGAAATATGGTGGTTTTACCCTTCAAGCTCTGCTACATACAATGATAGATATGTTATTTACAACTATTTAGAAAAGCTTTGGTACTATGGAAATTTACCTCGTTCTGCTTGGTTAGACTCACATATTCAAGGGCATCCTTGGGGGGCTAATACTGGGGTGATGGTACAGCACGAATACGGCCCTGATGACGGCACTACGAACCCAGCTACGGCTATATCCGCTTATATTGAAAGTGCTGACTTTGACCTTGGAGAAGGAGATAAGTTCTCTGCTGTTAATCGAGTTATACCTGACGTGGACTTTATTGGATCTACATCAACCACTCCTTCAGTTACTATGACTGTCTCTACACGTAACTTTCCGGGCCAAGGCTTTTTTATAAATAATGATATCGCTAACATTGCGGGATCTAAGTCTACTACTCAAGTTTACAATTATACAAACCAAGTATTTTTAAGATTACGTGGGAGACAGATTGCCTTTAGAATAAGTAGTACTGGGTTAGGTGTACGTTGGCAGTTAGGTACTCCACGTCTTGAAATAAAACCTGATGGAGATCGTTCGTAATGGCGATTAGAAACAACACCCCAAGCCCTGTACTGCCTTTACCTCCTTTAGACTATGACGTTCAGTATATGAATAATCTAATAAGGTTGCTAAATTACTATATAGAACAACAAGACAATCCCGGAGAAATGCGGGGAAGTGCTATATTTTTAGCAGATGGGGACTCAGATCAAGACGTTATTATAGACACTAGGGACTCAGCTGACATTACTAAGTTTGTCGTATTAGAGTTACCCACAAGTGCTACTGGACTAGTCACAGGTCAGATATGGAACAATGCTGGCGTTTTAAACATAATACCTTAGAGATTAAATATGGCATATAACACAACCGCAAAAGGCTTATCAGCTCTAGGACGTCACGGAGACAATACTCTCTTACATGTTAGCAAAGACGAACTAGAAGGGCTTCAAGCTATAATAGGCCACAAGCTGCCAACCAACCCAGATACAGGGCTACACGAAGCGTTTGACTTAAAGAACATAATTGCCATGCTAGGCATAGGGGCCCTTGGGGCGTTTACAGGCGGTGCAGGGGCAGCGGCGTTAGGTGGTGGAGGTATGGGAGCTCTTGGAGGCACTGCCATTGGTGCGGGTACAGGAGCCTTAGCTGGTGGGGCATTGAGTGCAGCTCAAGGTAAAGGGTTCGGTGCAGGTGCATTAGGCGGTGCTATTTCCGGAGGTATGGGAGGTTTTGGTGGTAGTAATTTGCCGGGTACTGAAGTGGTTGTGGGCACAAGTGGAGAAGCTTTCCCTGCTACGGCGGAAGAAAGCCTTACAAAAGGTATGGTTGGCCCAGAAAGATCAATGGCGGATGTAGGCACGGACGCTCTTAAAAACCAAGGCTCCGCTATGTTTGCTAATAAAGATGTTATGTGGGACTGGGGTAAACAAGCTGGCATGGGTGCGCTTTTAGGTTCAGAAGCTCAAGGCATAGTAGAGCAAAACCAAGCTATGGCTACCCAAATGCGTAAAGAAAAACTTGCAGCGCAAGCTAATGAACAGCAGCAACAACAGTATTTTAAAGACTTAGGATACCCACTAGCCCCACTATCGGACCTTAGCAGCCCTGACACTCAAACCCAATTTAACTACTATAAAGACATAATTAGTCCTAGACAAGGATATGCTGTTGGGGGGCCTGTATCTATGACTATACCTATGGATGGGGTGCCTGTAACTGCGACTTTCCCTGCTAGATATGCTTCAGAATTAGAACAAATAGATATTCCACATGAGATTAACCAAGCACAAAATACAGTTAAAGAAGGTGTAGGAATGGCAAATGGGGGGTATGTCAATACCCAACCTGTAAACCCAGAAAGCTTCTACCCACAATCTCAAATGCATAGTGCTCAACCATATCCAGCAGCTACACCACAACGCCACGAAGTAGTAGATTACTATAAAGATGGTGGGTTTTTAGATGGTCCGGGCGATGGCATGTCTGACGATATCGCTGCTAATATAGATGGGGAAGAAGAGATAAGATTGGCTGATGGTGAGTTTGTGGTGCCCCCTGATTTAGTACGTATATTAGGTTTTGGTGATCCTGAAGAAGGTGCTAAACTATTAGATAAACTACTGCCCATAGTAAGACAAGCAGCTCACGGTAAAAAAGAACAGATTAAACAGGATAGTGGTAAGTTGGCTGCTGAGAAAATGGTTGCAAGAGCTATGCAAGGTAAAGCGTAATGAACTCCGTTCAGACCCAAGGAATCGTAAACTCTATTGATGAGCTGGCGGTGCGCATACAGGCTAAAGTAGACAGTGGAGAATTATCCTCTGTAGAAACTCCCTTAAAGCACTACCACACAAAAGAGTTATACGGGCGTAGGATTATTGTCCCCGCAGGGTGCTTTTTTACAACCGCAGTACACAAAACAGAGCATATATCTGTGGCTTTTAGAGGGCGTATAACAATGCTTAACTCTGAAGGTGAATCTCAAGAAGTAACTGCCCCTGATATGTTTGTAACACCAGCTGGAACGCACCGTGTAGTTTATGTGCACGAAGAAGTGGAATTTGCTACTATACACGCATGTTCTGAACAAGATGATACTAAAGTTGCTGAAGTGTTGACGTTTAATACAATGGCAGAGTACCAACAGTACGACTATATACAAGCTATTACAGAGGCGGGGTTTACAGATATGCAAGCTAGAGCACTTTCAGAAAATCTAGAAGACCAAGTACCTATGCCAGAGAATGAGAAACTGACTTATATAGCCCCCTCTGCTATTCAAGGTCAAGGTGTGTTTGCTTTTGAAGACATCCCTAGTGGTGCTCGTATAGCCCCCGGACGCATTGGACATTTTAGAACCTCTGTTGGAAGATATGCGAACCATAGTTCATTCCCTAATACACAGTACGTGCTGGCTGGAGATAATATAGACATGTACGCTATAAAAAAGATATATAAAAACGAAGAACTTACTGTGGACTACAGACAAGCTAACCGAGTAAGACTAGGAGCAGAACAATGAGTTTTATAGTAGCAGCGGCTGCGTCAGCGGCGGCGGGATCAGTAGTTGCGGGAGGAACAGCAGCGGGTATAGGAGCATCTATAGGGTTAACTACAGCCGCAACAGCAGCTACTGTTGGCACAGCTGCAGGGGCAGCAACCGCTGGAGCCGTAGGCGCAGGAGTAGGAGCTCTTTCTGCAGCGGCGCAAGGACAAGATATAGGTAAAGGAGCTCTTATGGGGGCGGCTACTGGCGCGGTTACAGGAGGTTTGGCTACAGGAGTTGGTGGAGCTGTTGGAGGGCAGTTAGCAAGTGCAGTAGGAAAAACTGCAGCTGGGGCTATTATAGGAGGAGGATCTGCAGCGGCTGGCGGTGCGGCTGGGGCAGCAGTGGGAGGACAGGATATAGGTAAAGGAGCTTTAATTGGAGGTGCTACAGGAGCAGTTGCAGGTGGCGCTATGGGGGCTATGGGCCCTCCTGAAGTTGGCGGAGTATCTCCTAATATAGAAGGGGCCCCCACCCCTAAATCAGCACTTGATTCATTAGTTCCTCAACCTACGTCTAGTGCATCTTTGCCTAATTCTCCTGCGCCAAATACTTCAGTTAGTTCTTTAGGAAACATAGCACCTCCTCCTTCCCCTTCTGCTACTATACCCTCTAGTCCGAGTTATTCAGGCGATCAAGTAATGTCAGGCCTTAAAGGGTTAGGGGCAGCAGGTGCTATTAATTACGCTGGGCATGGACTATTAGATGAAAATATGGCGGCTAAAGCCGCAGCCCAACAAGACGCTCAAGGAGCTATAGACTTTGCAAATCAAAATCAGGCGGGCATGTCCAATTTAAAAGGTTTAGGTTTTGGTTCTCCTTCAGGACC